ACGGCACGTTCACCGGCCAACACGGTGAAGACATACACTTGGTGATCACAGGTGGTGAACCGCTACTAGGGTGGCAACGTGTTTGGCCGACACTTTTAGATATGTGTGCAGAGGTTGGTTTGAAAAATGTAACCTTTGAAACCAATGGTACACAAACAGTAAAAAGTGACTTAGTAAATTATTTTAACTTACAGAATCAAGACATGCATGTTACTTGGAGTACATCACCTAAACTAAGTATCAGTGGTGAAAGCACAGATGATGCACTTATTCCAGAAGCATTAAAGTCTATGAATGAAGTTGAGAACAGTTTTTTATATAATAAATTTGTTGTAAGAGACCAAGAATGTTTACAAGAAGTAGATATGTTTGTTGACAGTTATAAAGAGTCGGGTGTACAACTAGACTCTGTATATTTAATGCCAGAAGGTGCTACAATGGAACAACAAACACTAACAGAAAAAGGTGTAGCAGATATTTGTATGAATACGGGATATAAATTTAGTCCTAGATTACACATTAGTTTATTTGGAAATGCGTGGGGTACATAATGAGAGATATTCCTGTAGTTATATTTGGTTTAATTGTAAGTTTAATATTATTGATATTTGGAATCTATAACCTATCAAATGATGAAGTTATAGGATATACAGAACATGGTGTTCCTGTATTAGAAAGTGAATTAAAGAGACAAAAATAATGTTTGTTCAAAATTGCAGTGAGTGTGGAAGATTAGTTGCTGGTGATATTAAATATCACACTGCTGATTATAAACATGTTTTTTGCGATGCTTATTGTAGTTTTGATTGGCATATGAAATTAAAGGGAGAAAATAATGGCGAAGAAGAATAAACTTATTCCATTTTGGATGATGCCTGCAAGTTGGGGTCTCAGTGGTAAAAGCAGACTGAAGGCAAAAGCAGAATACGAGCTTACAGGCATAGATCTAAAAAAAGAATTAAGATTCATTGACTGTGAAACTATTGAAGAACGTGCTATTGCAGAAGTTGAAGTCGAGTTCGAAGAAGGCAAAATCGATGAGTTAGAACGTGGTCGAAGAATTGCAATGGTAACTAAAGAACCATGGGTTGAAGTTAAAAAAATGCAGGTAAATGAAGACGATCCGAAACAAGGATATATGGAATTAGATTGGAATGACGAGTTTGTCCAAATGCTTATGCGTAAAGGATACTCAGGTGAAAGCGATGAAGCAGTAGTAAACAAATGGTTCAACGATGTGTGCAGAACTGTTTTATTGCAAGAATTAAATGATACAGATTTTGGTTTAGAAAGCACTGATGCACCTGATGATGTTATTACAATTAGAAATGCAGATGCAGAGGAAATTGATGATGGAACAGTCAACAGCAAAAAGTAAACTAGCAGTACTGGTAAACAGTCATATTGCACCTAAAATTGCATCTTTTGTAAAGGATTTAAGTGACCAAGAACTTATTGAATTATTACAAAGTTTTAAGACCATGAATATTGATCTAATAAAAGACTTGACAAAAGAGGCAAATTCACGTAAAATAATGAGTGATAGTTGGGAAGATGAAAGCCCATTTGATAAAATAATTGAACACGGAATTGCGGACAAATAATATGAATTACCTACTCGTTGATGGATTAAACATGTTTATGAGAGCCAAGCACGTTGGTGGCAGAGGTCAAGATATAGATACTAAAATTGGTATGGCTATGCACATCATGTTTAACAGCATCAACAAGTGTTGGCGAGAGTTTGATGGTAATCATGTAGTTTTCTGTTTAGAAGGTAGAAGTTGGCGTAAAGACTTTTATGAGCCTTACAAGAAAAATAGACAAGTTATTGCTGATCAAAGAACAGTAAGAGAGCAAGAGGACGACGAACTGTATTTTGAAGCATACAATGATATGGTTGAGTTTCTTAAAGATAAAACCAATTGTACTGTACTACGATGTGAGCAAGCAGAAGCAGATGATATGATTGCTACATGGATACAACAACACCCCGATGATAATCATTTTATTATTAGCACAGACAGCGACTTTTATCAGCTCTTAGCACCTAATGTAACGCAGTACAACGGCACAACGGATCAAGTTGTTAGTCTAGAGGGCTTTAAAGATTTAAAGACTGGAGACGCTGTTATAGATAAAAAAACTGGTAGTGCTAAAAAAGCAATAGACCCAGAGTTTGTACTATTTGAAAAATGTGTTAGAGGAGATGCAAGTGATAATGTATTCAGTGCATACCCAGGTGCAAGAATGAAAGGTACTAGAAATAAAACAGGCATCACAGAAGCATTCGAAGATAGAAACACAGGCGGTTATAACTATAACAATTTTATGTTACAACGTTGGATTGATCACGAAGAAGTAGAACATAGAGTTCGTGACGACTTTGAACGTAATAAAATACTAATTGATCTCACTGAACAGCCAGACGAAATTAAAGAACTGTGTGTTCAGAGATTAAACGAACAGAAAAAACTTGATGTTGTACCCCAAGTGGGAATACACTTTATGAAGTTCTGTGCAAAATGGAACCTGCAACGTATGAGTGATAATGCTCAGGCGTATTCTGCTATGTTAAATGGTAGAGCAGGATGAAGGAAATAGATCATCAACTTGATGAGATGTTGAATAAAATAAAAGAACCTGGTTATGTAAACTGGTATGGTTCAAGCGGTAAGTTACCGTTGATTTATGAATCACCGGACGGTGGAAAAACTGTTTATGCAAGACCATTTGGTTCAACACCAGATGCCAGGAGACTGGTTAAAGGAGAAAATTATGATTAAATTTAAAGAGCAGGTTAAATTACAAAAAATTAGCGATGATGCATGGATTGTAAATGACGATACTAAACGTATAGGTATTTTACATAAAACAGTGCAAGATAAATTCACATACCTTGATAAAACAGAAACAATCCTGTTTGAAAGTGAAAGTGAAGTAAAGGATTTTTTCAAGAATGAATTTGTATTTGATCAGGAAACCGTGCTAGATGTAACCCAGCCAGCAACTTTTTATATTAAAGGTTACCCGGTAGATTATCCTAATCCAATACCAGTTGATCCGCAACACAAAGATTACCTCGAACATATTCCTCTGTTTGCTAAAACTGAAAACAGTGATATCTATTATGCGGCAGGTTGGTATGCTGTAAACTTTGAGAAGGGTTGGAAACATGCAAATTGTCCTAAGTTGAATACTCTAGTAATGTATGGTTATGAAGGTCCGTTTAAAACTAATCTAGAACTAAAGCAACGACTTAAAGTCCTAAATAAATTAAAAAGACAGGCTCAAAAAAATGCCTAGTGACCTTAGTGATTTGGATAAATTTATTAAAAGAGTCGAAGTGTTGCGTGAAGCAAAGGTAAAAGAAGCAACATTCGATGTTGCCTTTCTAGGAAAGGTCATAGATCAATTGACAAAACCTAAAACAGATCAAGCAAAATCATTTTCAGCAATATATTCAGGTGGAAATTTTAAACAAGATTAAAAGCAGAATTACAGGCACAACTCCTCAGACAAACGGTAATAAGTTAGGCGAGTGGAGAGAGGGTTGTGGATATAATGTCAAGTGTAAATATGATGTTGTTTATAGCTCAGGAATTTACACTGGCACTGATACTGAATGGGCAAATGTTGGTATACCACACAGTGTTATAGATAAGATAAATAGAGAGTGCCCAGGTAAGTTTGGGTGGAGATTTGAAGTAAGCAACGATATTAAATATGCAATTATATCGTTTGATAACCGAGAATATGCTTTTTGGTTTAATTTACAATACAGCAAACAATAAAGGACAGAAATGAAAGTAGAAATATACAGCAAGGATCAATGCCCATTTTGTGATATGGCCATTGCATTATCAGAAAGAGAAGGACACGATCTAACAGTTAAAAAACTAGATGTGGACTTCGGTAGAGAAGAGCTTCTCGAAAACTTCCCAGAGGCTAGAACATTCCCACAAATCGTAGTCAACGATGAAAAAATAGGTGGTTGGCACGAATTCAAAGCATTAGTAGATACGAAAGAATAATTAAAACATGTTTTTTTGATAAATAAGTGTATAGGAGATATACACTTATGAGTCGACCAAAACCTAAAATATTACTTGAAGCCGTACACAAAGACACATACAAGGCTGAGCAAGTGTTAGCCGCGGAGGCTATTTACTCCGTTTTTTATCAGGGCAATCCTATAAATTTTAGAACTCTTAATAAACTAATTAGTTATCCTGGACCTAAATATAAAAAAGTGTCCTTCAGTAACAGCGGACATGCATTTAATTTAGCAGAAAAATTAAATAAACTGTTCAACACTGATGAATTTAAAGTAATAAGACTTACTCAAGGTGAGGTAGTACATGAGGAAGATATCACTTCATCAGACAACTAGTCAATTAAATTGTGGAAAAGAATATCATTTTGATGACGAAATTGTTTACGCATTTGACAACGTATTCGACGACGAAACTTTAAGAAGTTTTCACAGTTACAAAGTAACCAAAAGAGAAGAATCAATTCCAGTACCATATCAAGAACATTTGCCTAGACAGGCATGGACTTTAGATATAAAAGATCCAATCTCTCCTATAGACGACGAAGACATGTCTGTGTTGTTAAAAGTTATCAATAAACTTTGCAATACAAATTTTAAACATATAAGTGCATCACTATGGGAAGACTATACTGGATATCAAATAGATAAGCATGTAGATAATAAAAGTTTTGTTGCGGCTTTACAAATATATTTGCCTACATATGGTGAAAAAATGAAACAACAAAATAACAAATTACTAGAAGATACAGGTACACAATTTTATCACAACAATCCTGAAAGTGTAGTTTCAATACCTTTCATACCAAACACAGGATATCTTTGTACAAACTCACAAAAAGTATTCCACAGCAGTGGGAAGCCTGTTCCAGAAGGTCTTACAAGAAGTAGTATTTACTTTATATTAAAATGAACGACTCACTGCAATACAAAATATCAGAAAAAATGCAAGCAAAATTTGAGACTTTGCAAAAGTATAAATTACTAGAAGTTTGCTTTATGCTGTTTAAAAATTTTACTTATAACAATGAAGTTGCAAGCGGATTGAGATTGACTAAACTTGGTCACAGTCTCCTCAAAAGCGAGTACGACACATATAAATTTCCTATTGAGGAAGGATTACATAAAAAATTATTATTGATATTGCACAAAAATATGAGATGGCCTTACTATCTCGATACTAAAAATTTGTACCTTTACAGCGACGATGATGCTATGTGGTTAAAGATGTATGGCTCAATCGATAAATTTGCTAAAGGTTTAGAATAGGAAATAAATACTACTATGCCTTCCTGCTTAGATTTAAACACACTGGACGGTGTTACATCGAACCCTAATAACTTTCCTCGAAATGTAATGCCTAATTACACAGACAAAGATAGTTCTAATGGTAGATGTGAACTTGACGGTGACCGATGGAGAATTCAGTTTGTTCCAACTGATTCGAGAGAAAATTGGATGACCAACGGTAACAGAGATTATAATGACGGTATGTATTATAATTTAAACAAGCAATTATTCAGAGCAGACGACTTTATTCCAACTAAAAACAGCAATAAATTAAAAATAATGACGGCTGGTTGTAGTCATTCATTTGGTATTGGAGTTTGTGATGAAGATGTGTATACATCTTTATTGTGTAAACAGTATGATGCAATCAATTGGAACATATCATCAGGTGGTTCTGGTAATCATATTATTACTTTGTTGATTAGGCAGTTTTTTAATTTAGGTTATATCCCCGATGTGCTGATAGTACAATGGAGTTACGCTCATCGTAAACTATTTGCTGACAGTACAATAACTTCATTTGCAAATCCTACCATATCTTTAAACGGACCGCCGGATACAGAATATAACAATCCCATACACACTAAATATGTTAAACACATAAAAAATAAAATAAGTGGTTTTAAGAATAATAATCACATAGACAAAATAGCACAAATAGAATCAGAACCTATCCAGTTTACTTGGCAACCAAGTGATACTAGTACAGTAACAAACTCTGTTTCATATAAAGCAGGAGAAATACTTGCTGTAAAAGATCATACATTGTTACTAGAGTTTATAACTCAAAGAGATTATGTGATATCTTTGTGTAAACAACACAACATAATGCTAAAAGAAATTTTTGCAGATGATGTTATAGTTAGTTACCTGTGTGAATACGTTTTGCCTTTTGCAGATTTTACCACAGGTGACATACCAATGACCCTAGAAACATTTAATAATGATCAAGCTCGAGACAACCAACACTATGGTAGAAGAACACATCAAAATATTGCTAAATACTTGTCAAGGAATATAAATCTATGAACAATGTATATCTTTTTCAAGTACAGTATGCAATAGAAATTAGTTCTAAAACCAATTACTATTTGCCGTATTCTATTGGCTGTATGGTAGCATATGCAAAACAGTTCGAAGATATCAGAGACAATTGGACCTTCGGTGAACTGTTTTTTAAACGTGAAGATCCCATTGAAGTTGTAAAGAGATTAGACAATCCAAAAGTTGTGGGGTTTAGTAACTATGTGTGGAACGAAGTTATACACACAGAAATAGCAAAAGAAATCAAAAAACAATATCCAGAATGTGTTATAGTATTTGGTGGACCACAAACAGGTGTGGCAGATTATGAATTAGACTATTGTGATATTGTTGTTAAAGAAGAAGGTGAACGCAATTTTGTTCAAATATTAAGAGAATTCACTGATAACACGTTAAAATTAAACTCTAGATATATTGGCGACAGAATAGATAATCTAAATGAATGTCCAAGTCCTTATCTAGAAGGAGTATTTGATGATATCATTGCATCTCATTCGGATTGTGTTTTTGCTATGACCATAGAAACCAATAGGGGTTGTCCTTTCCAATGTACATTTTGCGACTGGGGTAGTTTAACCTATGCTAAAATTAAAAAGTTTAATCTAGACAAAGTTGTTGGAGAACTTGACTGGGCAACAAAACACCCAATAGGATATTTGTGGGTAGCAGATGCTAACTTTGGAGTATTCAAAGCAAGAGACATTGCTATTGCAAATCTAATTAGGTATGCATGTGATCATCCTGACAGCATAATTGATGCTGTGAACTTACAGTTCTATAAAAACAGCACAGAAATTGCATTCGAAATAGCAAAAATATTAGGTAAATTTAACAGAGGTATCACATTAAGTGTTCAAAGTATGACCACAGATGTTTTAACTGCTATTAAAAGAGATAACTTAGAAATAAACGACCTTAAACATTTATTAAAACTTGCAAACCAACACAACGTTTTAACATACAGCGAAGTAATATTGCCTTTGCCACTTGAAACGGAAGATAGTTTTAGAGATAGTATAACAGAATTACTAGAGTGCGGACAACACAATGCTATAGAAATGTGGATGGCACAACTACTTAAGAACAGTGAACTAGCATCTGCAGAGACAGTAGAAAAATACGAAATAGAATATGTAGAAGCGGCTGATTACAACTATTATCATAATCCTCAAGATTGGAATGCAAAACCTGAGAAAATAAACCTCATAAACAAAACTAGCACTATGTCTACTGAGGGTGTGAACAGAAGTTATATGTACGGTTGGATGATATTACAGTTGCACACACAAGGTTACACACAAATAATAAGCAGATGGTTAAATGGCGTATATGGTGTTCCTTATAGAAAGTTTTATGACAGACTACACGAACTTATCCAGCAAGACGATTCAGTAAGCGACATTTTTAATTTTGTGAAAGAATTTGAATACTACTACATAACAAATGGTGTATTACCCAAACCTGAAAACCTAAATACAAACATAAAGGTACCTACGTTAGGTGGACACTTTACAGCACAAATGAGTATGGGTATGATTTATGAACGCAGACATGCTATATTCAAGTTGGCAGAACAGGTTGCATTAGAAATGGGATACAGAGACGAAGAGATATTTAAAATGAATAGGCATTTTATATTTGATCCCGAACTTGAATACAGCAAATCATATATGAGCAATTATGATATAGATGAATGGTCTAACCAACCAACCGAATATACACTAGTACCAAAATTTACCAAAGAAGAATATCAAAAAATGCTTGCTATAGACACGGCCGCACCAGGGTCTGGTATCAAGAGCTCATCATTTATGCAACGAAGAAAAGGTATGAAAAATACCTTTATACGAACTTCAACCAACTAGGGTGTTTGATCCTAGCATCTAACTTATCTTTATTTTTAATCAATTCGTAATAACTAGGCACACCTGGAACACGTTTTGGTTGCGGGAAAAGATCACTTCCTTTTGCAGTATTGCACGGTTGGCAAGAAGTAACAACATTTTCAAATGTGGTTCTGCCACCTTTGCTCACAGGTAACACATGATCCATTGTGGCAGTTTTCACAGTTAAGTCTATACCACAATACTGACACATAAAACTGTCACGTAACATTACATTGTATTTGCTAAAGCGAACATTGCTGTTCTTTTTAATATATTTCTTTATCATCACAACTGCTGGCACTTTTGTTTCCCAACTTGGGCTACTAACCATCCATTCATCGTACCATTCTAGCACATGAACTTTTTCTAGAATTAAATATTTGATAGATTCTTGCCAACTGATTGTTGATAACGGTAATAAACTGTAGGGTTGACCATCAGCATTAAGAACTAATGTATCACTCATTGGATTGTGACTCCGTGTGGTTTGTTTACTGTATTTATGGGTATTTTACCCAAAATTAGCCCAAAAACGGCTGTAAGTTGTTGATTTTTTAGGCCAAAAAAAGTGGTAAAAAAGGTTGACCAACAACACCAAATTTGCTATACTATGTAAATAGTATATAAATAACTTTACAAGTTAGGAGATGTATATGAAAAACTTTAGTAAATTAGCAGTAGCAGGATTGATGCTTTTTGTAGCAGTTGAGGCTAATGCAGGAATGGGAACATTGGTTGTAACTGATGTAAATCCTGTGTTTAAAACAGTAACTAGGTATGAGAATGTTCCTTATACTGAGACTGTGTGTTATGTCATGAGAAGGAACTCTCGAGGTTTGTTAGAGAAAGTTGTTGATAATGGCTTTGGATCAACTGGTGGATTAGTTGGTGCTGGTGTCGGTGTTGCAATTGGTGAAAAGATTGGCGGTGGCAGTGGCAACGATGCGGCTAAAATCATTGGTGGTCTTATTGGTAACAAGATTGGTAACGACATCTCAGAAAGAAACAATAACAACAGAACTTGTGAAGAAGTTACCCAGTATAAAAGAGAGCGATACACTGAAGAGCTGATCGATGGATACAACATCACAGGTACTGTAGGTGACTCATTTGCAACGGTAAAACGCCCATATATGCCTAAAATTGGCGAGGAAATCCGTGTAAACGTCAAAGTTTGGTAAAAAATGCCAAAAAAAGTGGAAAAAAAGGTTGACCTAGTCAGCCTTTTTTCGTATAATGTATACATAGTTAGGAAATAGGAGTAATTATGTACGTTATAGTAAACAAGAAAAACAACAGCATTTTTAGCGAGCCGGCTCGTAAATCTTGGCAGTCCAAGTATTACAAGTCAGAGGCTGCCGCAAAGGCTGGTATCACTAGGACTGTTAAGTTCTATGAAAAGGCTATTGCTGATGTTAAGAAGGTAGTTGCTGAAGGTAAGCCTGAGTATCATTCAAGATGGTACAACCATTATGAGGATGCAACTAACCCTGCTAAAGGTAGAACTCATGTTGCAGACAGAGATAACTTCAGAGTTATGCATGCTGATGAGTATGCTCTAATTGAGCCTACAATTACTAGAACAGGTATTTGTCCTGGAACTGGTAAGCAGATGACATACACTTCATCTATCAATGAGCCTCATTACATGAGCCCACTTTCAGAATCATATTGGAGTGCTTAAGATGTTTTGGAACGATTTTGCAATCAAAGAAATCATTCGTGACCCAGGCTTTCAATCCGGAAGCCTAATGGGTTACGTCAGTGAAAACTATTTTAATCTTGTTGAAGTGTTTGGTGAACCAACACATGGCGAGAGTGGTGACAGCAAAGTGTTTACCGAATGGGAACTGGCTTTTGTAGTTCAGGAAGAAGGTGAAGAAGACACTGAAACTGTTTATGCAACTATTTACGATTGGAAAGAAGCAGGTCCCATGACTGCTCGTGAAGCAACCAAATATAACTGGCACATTGGCGGCAAGTCTAAGAAGTCAGTTGAAGTTGTTGAAAAAGCAATCGCAAATCATTTTGGGAGGCAGGCATAATGGATGTACTAAAAGAACTTGAAAAATTGACTATCCGTAAACCTCTTTCAGAAGCACAGGTAAGAGACATTGTTGGTGCTCCTGATGAGGATGACAGTCAATTTGATGAAGAAGGTTTCTGTGCATTTTGTGGCGATCACGAAAGCAAAGGTTACCATTATAAGTGTTGGAGGTAATGTACATAAAGCTCATGCAACCTTGGAATATCATACAGAAGTTGGAAAGCGATAACAGTCGCTTGTTCAAAGAAGAAGTTGTTGGCAACTTTATTGGCGACAGCAAATTTGCATGGGGTCTACGACAGGCCCTTGACCCGCTTATCACATTTGGTGTTAAAGATGTGCCAGTGAAAAAAGATCCTACTGGCGAAGGCTTATCACATGATGACTTTGATGCTCTAACACACAAATTGTTTTGGAGAGAGCTCACAGGACATGCCGCTCGTGATGCTATCCTTGTTGCAATGGCCAAAGCCACACAAGAAGAATGGAACGATTGGTATCGCAGGATACTGATCAAAGACTTGCGTTGTGGTGTGTCAGAAAAAACAGTGAACAAAGTAGCACCCGGTACTGTGCCTATTTTCGGTTGTATGTTAGCACACGATGGTGCTAAACACCCTAAAAAAATTGCAGGACAATGTTTAATTGAATACAAATATGATGGCGTTAGGGTTATTGCTATTGTGCAAAACGGTAGTGCAACCTTATATAGCAGAAACGGGAAAGTACTTTCCAACTTCCCACATATCGAAGAGGCACTCAGCAAACCACAGTACAACGACATTGTATTTGACGGCGAAGTTATGAGTGAAGACTTCCAAACACTCATGAAGCAAGTTCACA